TTTGAGTTCAGTATTTTGTTGTTGAGATACAGCTTGAGCCATAGGGTTTTGTCCGGACATAAGTCCAACAGAATCTATGCCTTCTGATTTGCCTTCGAGAGCAGCAATAATGCGATCATATTTTGGCTTTTTTTCTCTTTCAGTCAAAATCATTGATGGCTGTTGATTTTCCATAAGGACCTCGTTGACCATTTGTTTGATAACTTCTCTTGTTAATTTCATTGTATTCTCCCAAAAACATAGTTTTCTAACACTAAATAGTGCGTTTCAAGCCCAATTGTTACCTCATGAAGCATTCTTCTTTCAATAACAATTCTTTCCATTCCGGAGTTATAAAACTTCGAGTCTCCTGCGATGTCAATCACCTCGCACACCACATAGGGTGATTGTACGGGCTTAAAGTCATCCGGCATAAGAAGCTGTACTGTATCATGTCCTCCTCGGTCTTCCTCGACCGGTTGAACAAGAAGATGTCGATTTTCTGGTATAATATTCACTTTTTCCTCCTATATTTCGCAAGTGTCATTTGTGCAGAACTTTGTTCCAACTCCACCTTCATCGGTGTCAATTCTTTGGATTGGTGTAATATTTTTAACCATGTCCTCGTATTGTTCCTTGGTGATTGGTTCATAGGGTGCCTGAACATACCCTGTCTCTTCGTAGCGAAGAAATGATACAGCCTTAAGTCTTGTCTCATACATCTCCAAAGCACTCTTAATTTGGTTTGCTTCGTGTGGCTGAAATGTGACCGTGATTGATACCGAATTATCAGCCCAATAGTGCTGGTATTGTGCAGCAATCTCTAACTGCTCCCACATACTAACATCTCTCTTTCCTTTGCGAAAGTGTGGCTCCTTTACAGGAAATTCAACACAGAGAGTGTTTGGAGAGTAACTATCAACCTCAATCTTATATCCAGCATCTGTTAATGGGCCAATGAGAGTTGAGTCCTTCGCGAAGCGAATTCGACGGATATAATGTTCGTCCTCGGGAAAATGAATTCCCGGTGTTGATCCATTAAGAAGCGATACCGTTCCAGATGGCTTGATTGAAGTCATACGAACTGATCTTGGAATACAAAGCCAGTCAGAGTATTCTTCGTCAAGCTCTTTTACATGTTCGTAGGCATTATCGCACCATTGATACATTTCACGGCGACCAAACTTGTTGAAAGCTTGAACAACTCCGGTCTGGGACAGACCGATTCGGCGGTTCTTAAGCATAAGTGCATTGGTCTCTGGCCAATGTGTGTTAGCTAATGTGACCGTCTTACCATAAAGATAGGCGATCTTGAGAGTTTTTAGATAATCCTCGTAGGTATCGTGCTTTGCTGGGTAAGTCTCAACAAGGCAGCATAACTCTCCGTCTTCTAATTGTTGCTCAACGCACGGGTTGAAGCCCATGACCTTATGGTCGTCTAGGCGAATACCATCCTTGAAACGGCCACGAGTTCTTGCGTTCTCAAGCCATATATATCCCGGCTCTCCGTTCTTCTGTGACTGCTCTGCATGCCAAGTATAATCCATTCCAACCTTTGCTTCAAAAGAGTTGTTTGAACCCCAGCGATGGCTGTATAATTTCTCTTGGTCATTCTTCATAGTAAGATATTCACGATCATCGTGCTGACCCAAAGCAAGAGCAGCAGAGCGGCGTACATTCCCTGCAACGACACAACGACCAATGAGGTTTTCAGTGTCAACAATATCAACCGAAGTAATCGTTTCGCCGATGCGAGCTTCGTAAAGTTCCTTAAGTCCATTGTGTAATTCCTCCAAAGGTCCGTGTCCCGATGCTGTTCCTCCGAAACCCTTGATGAGAGATCCGGGAGGTCTTATGAGAGAGTAGTCAAAAGTGGGAATTTTTTTGGCGAAGAAAAATCCGTCGAGAAGGATTTGGACGGAATGGACCCATCCCTCACGAGAGTCTGCAATTTTATAAATGTCTGTGCTATACTCTGGTTGCTTGACGGTACATGTTCCTGCACCAAGTGTATCAAATCCTACACCGATTCCAACCATAAGGGCATCCATCATCCAAGCAAAGATATAACCACCCTTGGTACTGATCTCTCTTGTGGAGCGGAAAGCACAATTGAATAGACCGGCTCCTGTTCTTTCATAAATGAACTTGGTTCCCATCATCCATAGCCCACGGCCCGGTGGTGTCCACTTGAGGGTGAAGAGGCGCTCATAGGCATCCTTGGCTGTTCTCTGTGCTTTCTGGTCGTTCCACTCTAAACCTAGAGCATGAACATGGCGCTTCTGAATGTCAAACATTCCCTCAATCACACGACGGCAAGTCTGGTACCATTCTTCAGTACCTTCTGCTCCCTCTGTAAATTCATTCAAGCGACGAGCATAAGTCCGCTTGTAGGTGATGTAGCCAACAGGTCCCCACGGAACCTCTTTATCCTTGTATTGGCTTATAAAATTGTCCGAAAGCTTAAACTTACGAACATTAACTTCGCTTATCTTAAACATTTATAACTCCTATTTTGATAGTAAATGTGAATATTTATTTTTAATGTGCTCTTTGGCATTCGCTACTGGGTTAGCTCGTTGCTGTTCCAACTCGTCTTGGTCTTCCAAGATCTTTATGCAGACATTCGCTGTATCCATGAATATGGGTAAAACTATTCCATCAGGTCCATTTCGGTTCTTCGCAAGGAAGATGCGACCCATGTTAGCTTTCTTATCGTTAACTGTTCTTGATACAGTGAAAATAAAATCTGCGACAAAGCATTTATTGAATGCCTCTGAGATTGCTTCCATCGTGATGACTTCTGCGTTGAGCCCAGATCGGTTTGTTTGCGAAGCAGTCCAGATAGGACATTCCATGGTTTGGGCTATACCACGGAGTTCTTCATAGAGAGACTCAAGTTCGTGTCGCTTTTCATTACGAGCTTTGACTGGTCTCAAAAGATCAGCATAGTCAACAATTACCATGTCTGGATGAATACCTCGTTTCTTAAGCTTGTCCAGATGATTCTTGATTGATTGTGTTGTTGCTGATTTGGTTGGATATTCTTTTACAATAAGATTTCCTTCAATATCTGAAATATGATCAAAGATTTCTTCTTTGTTCATCATTAGATCGTTGAGTGGAATTCCTGTAATACAAGAATCATATCGTTGGCCGACAACCGTATCGCCCAATTCGAGAGTATAATGTACAACTGTTTTGCCCTCTTTAAGTGCTTGTGATCCTAAATGGACCAAGACCATTGATTTACCAGCACCAGTAGGAGCGATAACCACGCCAAGTTCAGACTTACCAAGGCCACCTTTACAGAAAGAATCCATTCTTTCCCACCCAGTTGAGACAGGGTTTCGGTGTTTGATTTGAAATCTAGACTCAAAGTCAGCCATCCAATCATGGCCGAAGTTGTTATCAGAACCGAGTTTAAGAGCATCATTAATTACCTTTGAAATTTCGTCAAATGACGAGGTTTTTAGCAGACCAACCGACTTCATCATCGCTTGCTTTAGAACTTGCTTGCGACAGAAATCCATTGCTGTATCTTTAACAAATTCAGCACCATCGACCATTGATGATGAGATGATGCGAGTATAATAATCGCGAACTTGCTTTTGAACCCCAGCATCATATTCAGTAATGCCTGATTTAAAAATCGTTGCTAGAATTTCATAACTAGGGTGTACTCCATATTTTTCTCTATAATCTAAAATTACAGTTATAAAAACCTGTAAATATTTTGTTTCTAAAAAGCCAATATCCAGTACCTCAGTAATCTGGTCACAGAATGGTCGGTCTTGTAGCATAAGCTGGCATAATTTTTCTTGAAAACTCTTACCAAACTTGGAAAAGCTATCTGTTTGTTGTTGCATCTTTCCTCCGATGTAATATATATATTATAACATAAAAAGAAAAGGCTGTCAAGTTATAAATTATTTTTGTTTAGTCTCAAAAAAAGATTATGCCCGTCAATACGGGCATTTCTTTAAAAGTTGTTTTTTTTGACAACTCGTTATTATAATAAATAGTTACGAGTTATTATTTTACAAATATTTGAACCATAACTATTGTAAATGCCAATAGAGAACAGATTAAGGTTTTCGGCGTGAAGGGGGATTCCGACAAATAATACCAAGTCATCAACGGAAAAGTGAGGTATGAAAGAGCGAAGGCTGTGAGTCTTGCGGTCCATAATTGCGGTGTCCATTCCATCATAAATCTAGAGCCATAAAACCACGACAAAGAACAAGGAATAGAAATAAGAAGACACAACAATAAAGATCTTTCTTTCCACCATTCAGAGATGAATTGAAGATTTGTAGAATACCAAGCGAGAATGTGACCTATTAAAAAAAAACTTAAAGCGAAAAATAAATCTTTATTCACTCTTTGCCTCAACATGTTCACTTACTGGGTAGCGGTTGAAGAGGTCGATAGTTGTTGCTGAAGCTAATGGATATTCGGCGTATGCATATATCTGGATAGTTTTTGTGCCACCTTCCAATTCATTGCAAGACCATTCGTAGACTATATCCCAATTGTCGCCATCAAGCAAGACAGGCTTAGGGGTTACGCATGATGCGAGAACAGATATAAAAAAAGAATTCATTGGGATTTTCCTCCGTGTGTGTATAACTATGCTGTAATTCTACGAAACGCCGCATAGAGGTCATCAAATCTATAAGAACCAATACCATCTCTTATCATCATGGCTTTTATGGTTGTTATATTAACCTCCGGTGAGAATTCTAAAACATTGTACATTAACTTGCTTCTGGTCGTTGGAGACATAGCAGGATGATACAATTGCATAATACTATAATTAGACTGAACGAGATCAGAATGACTGATAATTTTATTATGACATGAAAGTTTCTTCTCAACCCCACGACAATATTCTACCAACTGTTGACTGCTTATGGACTCCGATTCTTTGAGAAACTCAAATCGCTTCTTCATGGTGCCTAAACCAACACGAGGTATTCCTCCTATGTTGTCTGATGGATCTCCGGCAATTGCTCGGGCAAGAGCAAAGTTGTTGGGGTGTATCCCAAACTCTTCCACAATCGTCTCTGTTGTGACCATTCTGTCTTGAATAGGGCGATAGATTGAGGTTTCGTCGTCAGCCAGTTGGTAGAAGTCCTTGTCGCTTGAAATAATGGTTTTCTTCCATCCTTCATAATGTTT